AATATACCTCTGTTGGATTGAACCTCTCTTAAGAATGGTTCAATAATATTTACGAAGTTTGTTCTTGTTAGTTCATCGTTGAACTCAAAGAGTTGATCCTTTGCAGCTGCTGATATAGCATCCTCAAGGAATATGAACAATCTACGAACGTTGATTCGGTCAAATGCCGATGATTTACCAAATCCTGTTTTGTCTCCGAAGAGCACAATACCAGCACCTGGTGAAAGTATAACAGGGTTAACTCTATTGGAATATAGAATATCTCTCTGTTTCTTGCCTGGATTATAGACAAGTTTAACTGAATTAAGGATTGAACCTCTTGCAGTACCCGCTGGTGAGAACCAAGGGAACTGTTCAATATCAGTTCTTGCACAAGTTCCAGCAATGTCACCATTTAATGGAACATATCTGAATGTATTATTAAAGCGGTCAAACATATATTTGTAACCACTATCAAATACACCATATGTTGTTGATGTTATAGGAGCATAGTATCCGACAATATTATTTGTCATTGTGTCTATGTTGTTAACAGTAACAGTACCAGCCGTACCATCATTCAAGAATGCTTGACGATAAGGTGAGATAAATGCAACTGCATCCTTTCTCGCTTCAGCAACTGCAATTATTTTTTCTGCAATTGCCTGAGACTGCTCTTTCGGATGATGAGCAGCACCCATCAATATAAAGTCAACCTCAATTTCTTCTTTGTTTTCAAATAAACCATAACCAGTGATTAAATCATCAACACCTGATGTCAAAGCACCTGAAGTTGTATAATCTGTCTTGTCTCCATAGTTTGTACCACCTGCGAGTGAGGAAGTTACAACACCAGAAAGACCAAAGTTAACTCCACTTGCATCCTGATCCCATCCACTGTCGGTATCTAAACTACCAATTGCAGTTGCAGTTCCACCTGTGAATCCACTTGTTGTGATTCCAGCAGGAGCACTACCACCGTAAATATACTGTGAATTAGTTGAAAGATACTTTCTCCAATATGATGTTGAACCAACTGAGTACTCAGCATCTTTTGCTTTTGAAAGATTTAGATGTTTCTCAAGGATTGTTCCAGCATTACCTGTTATTGTTCCTTTGTCATCTACGACAACAACGTGAACTTCATCAAATCTACCACCTCTGGCAGCAGCATAAGTTGAAGTACCAGGAGCATCTGCTAATTGATCCCATTCTAAACTTATAGGATTACCATTTGCATCAGTTTGTGTCAAAACAATATTTTGAGACTCAAACCAATCAGTGGTTGCTGACACAGTTTGTGCTGTAGTAGGTGCAATGTTTGAACCTGCTGCAGTTACTGAAACCGTACCAGTTGCAAAGTTATAAACTCCACCATTCTGATAATTAACATTAGTTACTGTTCCAGCAGTTGAAACGTGAGCAAGAACTTTAACATCAGCAGTAGTTCCTGTAAATCCAGTAACAACACCTTTAATGTAACCATCTAGAACACTTGTTCCTGCAGATCCAGCAACGACTCTACCTGCAGCGGTTTGTGTAACTGCTAATCCAACTGTTGATATTCCAGATACAGTTAGTATTTGGTCTGCCTTTGCGTCTATGATTGCAACTCTAAGTCCGTTTGCATATGTACCAGGTGTTTTTGATGCAACTGTAACACCAGTAATTGTATTGTCATCATAACCTAATTGGTTATAATGTGTATCACTCTTGATTCTTATACTAGAAGCAGTTCCCACAAAAGCATTCTTAAGACCAACTCCAGTTAATGAGTTGTAATCGTCAGCACGAATAACTTGAAGTGTTCCACCGTATGCTAGGTAAGAAGATGCGACCATCCAATATTCGTAGTGTTTATCTACAGAATATGGTTGTCCAAAAGTTTGTAATAGATCCTCCTCACTCTCAATGAGTTGTGCGTCCTCTACAGGACCTTTCGTAAATGGAGCAACTAACGCACCAATAGAGCCGCTTGTAGCGTCTACTCTACCGATGGTGAGGTCAACTTCTCTTACTACTATACCAGGAGAGGCTAAATTTAAAGCCATCTTGTATTCTCCAATCTCAGGATATTTTTTATAGAATTATTTATCAAAACCACCTTTTACATCGGGGAAACAGTGCATGAACTACCAATCTGGGTATTCCCAACTCTTTATCTTTACTTTCTTCTTACCTTTTACCCTTTGAATCGTACAGGTTTTACATTCATACGAATAGGAAGATTGAATACTTTTATTCTTTCTTATCAGATAGAAACCATCTATCAAATCTTTAATTTTACCACAAACACGACACTTCCTTTCAGTTAGAACAAAATGATCTAATTCAAGCTGTTCATCAAAATCCATTATAGAACTTGCATCACACCAACTATCTCAGGAAAGGTTTGTATCAAATGTTTTTCAATACCCATTCTTAAAGTTTGTGCACTCATTGCACAAGTTTCACAAGCACCACTTAATCTAACCTTTGCAATTGCTGCTTCCTCTCCTTCCTTTACTCCGTAATACATTCTTATATTCTCTTCTAAATTATAATCTAACTCTACAAATTCAAGATACCCACCATCTGATTCGATGTAAGGACGTATATCATCTAGTGCTTTATTTACTTCTACTGGATCTAACATTAATAATAATCCCACATATAAGAACGGTCTCCATATTCATCAGTTTTCCATAAATCTCCATCTTCGTCAACAAATGTATCGTTATCGAAACCATCTGATATAAAACCGAAAGGTGCCATATCTTGCTCAATCTGATTCTTCTGTTCTTCATATATTCTCTTTCTTACATCATTATCAGTCATTTCTTTGAAATAATCCTGTGCAACTAACCAAGAAAATATAACAAGACACATTGCTAGGTCATCATTACATCCTTCTTCTGCCTCAAATGAGTTATGTTTTTGTGCAAATGTAGTAAGTTCAGAGATAATATCATAGTCACATACTATTATTTTATTATCTTCTAACATTGTTTTTAAATTAGAGCAACCTAATTTTTTAACTGCTGCTGTGGTTCTAACACCAAGTTGAGATCTTTTACCACTAAAACCAGCACCAACTACCTGACCATTACGTCCTCTTTGTGAACACATCAATAGATTTTCATATTCTAAGTCATAATTTAAGATAGATGCTACTTGGTCTCCAATATCATTTACCTCTACAAGAACAAATGCTTTATTGTATGCAGTTGCAATATCATAAATGACATTTGGAAAAAGCATTGGTTTGATTTCATTATTACGATACTTACCTACAACCTTATATGGAAACTCAGTTATATCAAATACTAAAAATGCCGAGTAATCATTCCCTAATCCACGAGCAACATCGACTGTAACCATATAATTATGATCTTTTCTCGGTACCTCATATATGTCAAGACCAGCATTTCTTTGTATTGGGTCTTCATATACAAGTGTTTTTAATTTTGCAGGGTTAATTAGAGTATTAACAGATCCTAGAAACTCGCATTCAAACTCAACTTTAAATTGTTGTTCAGATGTGTTTGCAATTGTTTGTTCTCTCCATGCTTCATCTCTACCTGGTACTTCAGACCAATGAACTTCTGTTGGCACATATTCATTCTTTTTTCTCTCAGCATCATGCCACATACGATAGAAATGATTCATACCTCTTGGTGTAGAAACAATTATAACTTTTGTTTTTTGACCAGATGAAATTGTAGGATATACAGATGCAAAGAAGTCATCTGCAATGTGATTTGGAATGAACGCAAATTCGTCTAAGAATATAACGTTGTATGATCCACCTCGAACAGCAGATGATGATGTAGAGTTAGCAGATATTTTTGAACCATTTTCTATTTCTAATGAACCTTTGTTCCATGATATGATACCTTGTTGCATCCATCGTGGTAAATTTTCATATGCGAGTTGTAATCTACCTAGTAAATCACGGGCAGTAGAAGCTTTGTTTGCAAGTATAGCAATATTAACGTTATCATTAAATATTGCATAATGTAAGAGATAAGATACCACTGTTGTAGACTTACCTGTCTGCCGAGGCATCTTACAGATGTTGAAACGGTGTTCATGGAAATTTTCAATTAATTTTTTCTGGAATGCATATTGCTTAAAAGGAACTAGTCCTTCATCAAGAGATACAATCTTAATATAGTTGTTCGCAAAATATACAGGATCATCCTTACACTTCAAGAATTCACGGATATTTTCCTCCGTGAACTCAATCGGTGTATTTGCTTTTTTTAGATTTGGATTACCAAGATAAACTTCACTCATAATTTAATCAATCCCAAGTATATTCATCCTGCATAACTTGACCCCTTCTAG